CCTGTTGGATTACCTGAACTTCCTGATCCTTCTAATGCAGCATCATCAATAGCAATAGCCATTGAAGCAGCTAGATCGTTTCTAACAAGATTTTCTACATCCAAAGATGATTGAATCATAAGTTGTCTTGTAATGTCTGTAAACGCACCTAATGACTTAGGAGACATACTTACATTACCGATTGTCAATTCAGATTCACCAGCAGCGCCACCTTCTGCACTAATAAAAGCAGCAGATGCAGCAGCAGTTTTCTTTGGTATCTTAACATCGCCTGTAAGACCATTTAGCATAGTTGCTAGTGGCATAACAGCAGAGTTATTTCTTAGTACATCAATGAAATCACCTGCTCTGTAATCTTGACCGATAAGGTCTCCATCACTACCAGCAGATAAATCTCTCTGATTCCAATTTCTTAAAACTTCATCTGGCAACATAATACCTTGAGCAGTTTGACCATACTCTCTTTGTGCTGCTTCTGAAGCTTCAAATTCGAATCTAGCATTTTCTTGAGCTTTCCTATCTGTAGGATTAGCCATCGCATTGATAGCTCTCATTATGCTAAATCTTTTAGTTTCTTTCTCTGTAAGACCAATATCTTTAGGAGTTTCTAAAGGTACGTCATTAGATATGTTATCTAATAATATACCTCTAAATTCTTCTATAGATTTGCCTTCAGATATAGCTTCATGTGCTAAATCTCTTTTATTGTGCTTAACAGCTAAATCAAGAATCTCTTTTGAGTTTCTTGCAAATTCTTTTTTAGCAGCTTCAGCACTTTCTGATCTAACATCATCAAGATTAATTTCTTTCTTTTCTTCTGACATTATTTCTATCCTTGCTTTTTCAGCAATTTCTTTTGAACGTCCAACTCCGACTTTACGACTAGCATCTGCTGGTACAGCAACAGAGGAAACCTCTAACGGTGTCCAGCTTGCTCTATAGTAGTTTTCGTCTTTATCTTTCATTCTAGTTAATTTATCCACTCGATAGCCTACGCTTATATTCATGCGTATGCCATCAAGCACATCTCTAAATACTTCTTCAGCAAGATCAGATCGACCAAATCTGACCACAGCAACAGTTCTTTGCGCTGCCTGATCAAGTTTAAATTCTTCGACAACACCAATTACCTGATCCATTTTATGATCAAGCAGCAATGGCGCACGTCCAGACTGCATAAACTCCATGTTTATTTCGTCTGTAGAATGTCCTAGAACTTCCATTCCAAAACTTCTTTCAACTGGCTCTTCACTAGAAACACCAATTCTTACACGTCTATTTTCTTTATCGACAAATTCTGATCTTGATAAGTCAATCGTTCTGTATTCAACCTTAAGGTCAACTACATTTCTTTCTTTATCTTCATCATCATCGCCATAATGATATGGTCGTGCTTCTTCAGTCATTTCCATTTCTTCGCCTTCTTGTTCATCCTCATGGTGCTTTGCAAACTCGACAACAACCTTGTCATCTGTTTCCGCAACATTGAGGATATGTCTATCGTCTTTATCCATAATAGATTTCTCCTCTTTATTTTTACTTGATAAAGGATGTGATGCAGGCAGCAAATCTGTATCATGCTTGCCTGACTTAAATCTGCCTGTTTTTAGAACACGCAAAAAATTATTTACTCTTGCCATCGCCCATTGTTCTTTTGAAGAAACATTAGGGCGGACACTTCCAGGATTAGTGTTGTAAGCACCAATACCTCTGTTGTAAACTTTTTGTAATGTTGCATAACTTGTTCTTTTAGATGGGTTGTCGCCAACTTCTTTATTATGCTCTCTTGCTTTTTCTCTCAAGGTTTCTTCTGTACCTCTTAGCATCATTTCTTCTTTAAATTCTCTATCATCGTCCATTTGCTTCACCAATCTCTTTGACCAACTAAAACCAGCATCTCCACCCCATAACGCCCAAGCTATCCTACCGTTAGAAGGGTAGCCATCTTCACCAGGTCTAAAACCTTCTGCTTGTTTATCTACCTCATGTCTTGAGAAAAAACTGTACATTCTTTTGACAGTATCATCAGATAAATTCTCACCATTTACAATTTGTCTTGCTCTAGTAGCTCCAACCCTAGTGCCACCTCTGCCAAATTCAGCACGCCAATCTATGCCCTTTTGTGCTTCGGCTTTCATGCCCTCATTTGGTCTAGGCATCTTCATCGTCTCCACCTAGTATTTTTGCTTCAACTGGTAGTTTAGTACCAAAAGGTTGATACGCTAACTCTATGTCGTATTGTTTTGCTAGCTCTAATTCTTTTTGATGTTGTTCAAAAAGCTCTTCTACATCTCTTCCAAAGGTAGATGTAATATCACTATAAGTTATTGTGCCATTCTGCAATCCGATTACATTTGCTTGCATTTCTTTCAATGGATCAATATGTGCAAAAGATCTAGGTATATAAGTTATACCTCTAGCAAACTTGTCAAACTTACCCATTGGTAAATTTATATAACCTGTTGATATTGTCATTTCAAGCCAAGCCTTGAATATAGGATCAACAAAATGCTCAATTACAAATTGCTGCATAATTTGATAGTTGCTTCTATCCTCTAAAGCACCCTGTCTAATGCTTGAATAATTAACAGATGTTAAATCGTTACTTAAGCTGTGATAAGAAATGTTTAGACCGCTTGCAATACTACGCAGTACACTTGTTGTAAATGATTCAAAAGCTGAGTTAGGGTGCGTAGGATCAAAAGCCTTAAAATCTAAGCCAGCAGGCAACTGCTCAAAAATGCCAGCTTGTGCGTTCATTGTAGGATTAAAAGTGTCCTCATATTCTCCATCGCCTACATAGCCATCTCCGTCAGGACTAGTAAAGAAACCCATCTTAGAAGCACCTACCCTTGCAGCAACAATTTCAGCTTCCAAATATGCGTTTAATTGTTTTACATTAGCCATCACAGGTGCAATAAAAGATACACCTCTTGTTTGCTCTGCTCTATTTGGTAAATATGCGTGTATTATTTCATCTGCTGGTACTCTTATATATTCTTGAGCAGGTTTTGGGTAAGTATTGCTATAAGGATGTTTTTTAAATAAATGATAAGCAATAGGTTTATCATTTCTGTCAACCTCGACACCCATCTTGATACTTCTACCATTTGGCAAAGTACTGTCATTTTTTTGCTCGTCTAAATGATCTGCTTCTAAAAATTGTATTTGAAAGCCAAATGGAGAATCAGTAGTTTTGACTTTGCGGACTAACACTTCTCCATCTCTTAATAAAGTTTCTATAAATATTTTTTGACAATCTAAAAATGTTAGCCTGCCATTAAGAGTACAGTTGCCAAGCTGTGACCACTCTTTCCAACTTCTTTCAATCAGCAGGTTAGCTCCAATGTCCAACGATCTATCATCATTGTACGATTTGGAGCTTACTCTTACGCCTTGCTTGCCAATGACATTAGATACCATCAAATTTAAGTATCTTGAGATATATGCATCATTGCGTGCTAACTCTCGACCTCTATCTCTTAAGATTCTAAGGTTGTCTTTGACTTCTGCATCGGCACTTGTAGAGCTTGTTAGAAAGTCTGCAAATAGTCTCCCTGTATTTGCACCTTGATAACTTCTTTTAAAAGTTCTTTTCTTAACTTTCTTTTTGTTATTGCCTAATAAATTATCGTACCAAGCCATTATGTGTAATCTGTTGGGTTAATTGTTGTATTCTGACCAAACTTAACTTTTATAGTATTGCCTGATCCTTGCTTGTTTCTGATTCTAGCTAATTTAATTTCTTTAAGATATTCGGCTTTATACCTATCTCGCAACTGCATCAAATCAGGTATTGGAGTTCTTGAGAGTGATCTGCCTGCAATCGACATGGACGCTTGATCAATTGTTGCTCTGCCCTCTAAAACGCTTTCTATTGCGTCAAGCACTTTCTTTGCATGACTTCTAAGATCAGCGTTTGTGTTAGCAAGATTGGTGGTAATCTCTGTTCTACCAGAGTCTACCATAATGCGTTCTGAGTCAGAGCTTCTTGTTACATAAGCTTCCCAGATATAATCACCAGGAGTATAACTTGCTGTGGTTGATGAACCAACCTCTATGTAGTAGGTGCTATCTGCTTCAGTTGCAGCAATAGTAAACTTCTTACTTCCGCCACCACCTGCATCGGAGTGAAACTCATAGCTTAATGCAAACGCACCAACTGCATAATCATTAGCAAGATCATCTCTTCGCCATGTAAATCTATCACCAGCAACAAGTTTTGCAGGTTCAGCAGTCGGATAATTTGTTCTATCGAATCTATTGCTCAACAATAATCCTCATAAATGTTATAGATACACCTACATATAACATTATGAACCATTTTGTTTTTGTCAATATTTACTTCCAGTTTGTAGCAAAATTACCTCTTTTTGTAACAATTCTATTAGGATTTTCACGTTTTTGTGGTTTTTTTGTACCTATTGCAAGTATTTTTTCTTCTAAAACATCAAAATTAGGATTAAGTATGTAAATAGCTCCAAAATTGTAGACAAGCGTGTCTAAAGCTTCATTTCTTTTGCCTATTTGCTTCCAAACTAGTTGTTTTTTACCTCTTACCCATTTAGTTATGCGTTTTTCGCTAGTAAGTTGCTTAAAATATTCTTCGTCTAAATCTAAACAAAAGTGCAAAGTAGAGTCCTCTGGTTCAGCAGCTAATCTGTTAAAGATCGCTTCTTTTGCAGTATCAACTCCAAGCGTGTATAGGACTGCTTTGTTTTTGCCAACATAGCTTGGCCTATTTACTATTGGCTTGCCTTGAACACTTGCACCTTTGATAGCAAACACTCGTCTTGCTTGTCTTGGTTTGGTAAAGGCATAAACTTGATTGGTGTGTAAACCACCAGAGTCAACACAAGCGCAAGAAATTGGTACAATTCTACCTGTTTCTGTCTTAAATCTTTTCTTTAAATATGAATCAAGCTCATTCCAGACATTAAATGCATTAGGATCTCCCCAAAGTATTTTGTAATCAAGTACCCAAGCTTCGTAGTTTTTACCCCAACCTACGCATTGCAGCTCAAGTCTATCCTTTTGTGTATCAACGCCAACAGTTATTGCCAATATATCTTCAGGTATTGTTGTATGATCGTAGTTTAATCTTCTTTCTAGCAAGTTTTCATACTCTAAAGAATCACCTTGCTCTTCCCAAGATTCTCCAAGACTTGTATTGATAAATGTTTTAAGTGTTTCAGGGTTCTTCTTTGCTTCTAAAAAATCAGTTGCCATCTGCGCCCATGTTGACCAAACACTATATAACTCTGATATATGAAAGCCTGCTGTGTTTTCTGTTTCTTTTGTTGCACGCCACTCACCATGTTTAAGCATCCATTGCTTTTTTGATTCTTGTATAACTGAGCCACAATGGTCGCAAGCATAAGAAGCAGTTTCAGGTTTGTTTTCTTCCCAGACTACGTTTTTCCATTTTAACACTTGTTTTTTATTACATTCTGGACAAGGCACATAAAAGTAACGTTGATCTGATTCTTCAAAAGCAGACTCAATTGCAGATAAGCCTTTAATTGTTGGGGTGCTACACATGAATATCTTGCGATTCCAAAATGTTTTGGTTCTAGCAATAGCCAAAGATATAGGTGAGCCTTCTGATCCTGCTGATAGTTCATATCTATCAACCTCATCCATTAACAATATTCTTATAGGTCTAGAAGCCAAGCCACTAGCACTATTAGATCCGACAATAGATATATGACCGCCAGGAAACTTTTTGTGCATTGTAGTATTGCCACTATCTCTACTTCTTGCGTCCTTAACACAACCTTTTAGCTTTTCACTATCTCTAATCATTGCAGATAATCTGTCTTTACTGAACGTTTGTCCCATTTGTAAAGTAGGTTGCGTTACTAGTATTGGAGAAGCATCTTGATCTATGTAATAACCTATAGCATTTAGCAATATTTCAGTTTTGCCAACTTGCGATGAGGTCATTACCACAATCCTTTCTATAAAAGGATCATTAAAAGTGTCCATTATTTCTTTTTGATAAGGACATCTAGATGTTGACCATTGACCAGATTCAGAAGAAGATTCTGGTGATAGCTTTCTATATCTATCTGACCACTCTGAAACTTTAAGATCAGGTGGTGGTTTAAACGTCTGCATCGTGTTTTTCAACACGTCCTGCATATTCTGTAGGTATTCCATTTTCTGCTAATTCATTCAGTGCATCATATACACAATCTTTAAGTAATTTTTCTGCTTCGGCATAATCTTCAGTTGCAATCATTTGATGTGCTAGCCTTGAAGGCATACCAAGTAGCTTTGCTCGTACATTTGCTACAAAATCAGTCCAGGTATCTTGCACTAATTGTGCTGGTATAAGCTTACCCTCAAGTTCAGATACCTCTAGTTCTGCTTTATCAGCTTGCGCCTTTGTAAGCCTTGTTTTTTCTTCTGCAATGTCTCCTGTACCGCTAGTTTTGTGATAACCAGACAATTTTCTTAGATAACTAATGTAAGCATGTCGACAAACATCAATATTAAGAGGTGATCGACCTCTTTTTGAAGGCAAAACTCCATTTTTTATTAATTGCGAAATACTTTTAACAGAAAGTCCTAAATGTTCAGCAGCTTCTCTTTGTGTTGCCATTAGTAGAAAATTACCTTAGTACAGAACATTTGTCGCTAAAAAACATCTGCCGTCGCGAATAACC